ATCCAGATCTGTCACCTGTTATTGATCTGAATCGTGTTAGCACAATTCTGACAACTAACAGACTCAATAATCCTGTATCTAATTTTGCAACTGATAGAAGAGTTAAAGTTACTGGGGATGATCCAGTGGCTGCATCCTATGTTTCTAAGATGGTTGTTCTTGATAACCCAGCAACTCAAATTCTTCTTGAGTTTGCTGCATACAGAAGAGCATCTAGTGACATTAGAGCTTTCTTTAAGGTTGTGCCTGAGGGTTCCACAGAGGACTCTTTAGAAATTCCGTTTGAGTTGTTCCCAGGTAATGACAACATCGGTGCAGATGGTAAAGTTATTAACTTCTCCAACAACAGTGGATTACCTGATGAGAAAACCACTCCAAGTAACGGATTTGAATTGAAAGACTATACATTCAACAGTTATGAACTGCCACCATTCACTAAATTCCAAATTAAAATTGACATGGTGGGAACAAACCAAGCAGAACCACCATTTATTGATCAACTTAGAGCAATTTCGTTAGCATAATGTCTGATTTTATTCCCGTTGAGGGTCGGTCTCATCTCTATAGAGATGCCGACTCTCATGCAATTGTCAATCGCGATAAGACAGCATATCGTGAATATATGGCTAGAAAGAAAGCCTTGGAAAAGAAAAATTCCGAATTTGAATCAATGAAGGATGAACTTGATAATGTAAAGAGTGATATTGGAGACATCAAAGATATGTTGTCTTCTATTGTACAGAAACTAAATAGTTAGAAAAAATGGCACAGAAGGTAATTACATTTGACCCAGAAGTTGCCGTTCCCTTTGGCTCTAATCTGACCATTTTCTCTGGTGCAGATTTTGATGCAGTCTTTACGGTAAAGACCTCTGCAGGTTCCAGTATTAACTTCACTGGTTATACAGGAACCAGTAACATGAAGAAGTCTGTGATTGGAACAGCAAACACTTTTACTGTAGGACTGGGAAGTGATAACGGTAGAATCACCCTTTCAATGGGTTCTACTGAAACCAGAAGTTTGGAAGAGGGTAGATACCTCTACGATGTAAACGTGAGTTCTGGTTCTACCTTCTTCAAAGTGATTGAAGGTAACATCATCGTTAGAGCAGGAATTTCGACTTAAGAGGTAGATGAATGGCTCAACCAAGTTCAAGGCAAGGTTTAATTGATTATGCCAAAAGACAATTAGGTTATCCTGTTCTAGAAATCAACGTAGCAGACGAACAGTTTCAAGACCTGTTAGATGATGCTGTTCAGATGTATCAAGAACGTCACTATGACGGTATTGAGAGAATGTACCTCAAGTACAAGATTACTGAGGATGACATCAATAGAGGACGTGCCAGGGGTAATAGTAGTGCGGCGGGTATCACTACCACAAGCACCACTTCAACCATCGTAGGCACCGCCGTAACGTTCTCTCTGGAGGAGAATAGTAACTATATCGCAATCCCACCATCTGTCATTGGTGTCAACTCGATTCTTAAAGTTCGATCTGACACTGTATATGATGGACTCTTCAATATTAGATATCAATTGTTCCTGAATGATATCTATAATTTCCAATCTATCGACTTACTTCAGTATTCGATGGTTCAGACTTATCTTGAAGATATCACACATTTGTTGAATCCAGAAGTAAGATATCGTTTCAATATTCGTCAAGATAGACTTTATGTTGATGTTGACTGGGCACAGTTGACTGCAGGAGATTACTTAGTGATTGACTGTTTCAGAATCCTTGATCCGAATGATTTCACTCGTGTATACAATGCACCATTCTTGAAGAAATATTTCACTGCATTGTGCAAGAAACAATGGGGTATGAACTTGATCAAGTTCCAGGGTGTTCAACTTCCTGGTGGTGTTCAACTGAATGGAAGACAAATTTATGATGATGGTGTAAGAGAGTTGGAAACAATTGAAGCCAAGATGCCATCTACATATGAAATGCCTCCCCTTGATATGATCGGGTAATGTTAAATCCTTTTTTCCTACAGGGTTCCCAAGGGGAACAGGGTCTAGTCCAAGACCTGATCAATGAACAGTTGAGAATGTATGGCATTGAGTGTCATTACATTCCTAGAAAGTTGATGACATCTAGAACAATCATGAAAGAAGTGATTGAATCTAGATTTGATCAGGCTTTCCCGTTAGAAGCTTACTTGATGAACATTGATGGATATGCAGGTCAAGGAGAACTTTTAACTAAGTTCGGTATCCGCAATGTTGATGAAGCAAATTTTGTTATCTCCAAAGAGAGATTTGAAGAAGCTATCGCACCATTCTTGGCAGAACAAGATGAGTATGAACTGACTCGTCCCAAAGAAGGTGATTTAATTTTCTTTCCCCTTGGCAAAAGACTGTTTGAAATCAAGTTTGTAGAACATGAAAAACCTTTCTATCAACTAAACCAGACATACGTCTATCAACTCAATTGTGAACTCTTTGAGTATGAGGATGAGGTTATTGATACTGATGTATCTGCAATTGATCAGGTAGTTCAAACTGAAGGGTACTTTGCAAGACTTATTCTTTCACAAGTCGGTAGTGATGCAACAGCCAGCACTGGAGTTGTGTTTGGTGCAGTCAACCAGATCTTCGTGGAAGATGATGGATATGGTTATGTAACTGCTCCTACTGTATCCATCAGCACATCTCCAGGAACTGATGCGACTGCAGTTGCTATCATGACTGAGAGGTCTGGTATTGCTACTGGTCAATCTATTGATAGGATTCTGATCTTGAATCCTGGTAGTGGATACACTGGTATTCCGACTGTTAGTGTCAATGGTTCTGGTATTGCCACTGCAGGTATCACGACTTTGGGTGCAGTCGGTATCGTCACGATCACAAGTGGTGGTTCTGGTTATACAACCACACCTACAGTTGTATTCTCTGGACCTGGTTCAGGAACAACTGCGACTGGTGAGGCTGTCATGGTTGGAGGCACGATCAGTGCAGTCAGACTGTCTAATGCTGGTGCTGGATACACTGCTGGTCAAAATGTTACTGTCACGATTGGTGCTGCAACAACCATCGCTACTGGTAACTACGTCTTTAATGAAACTGTATCTGTTGGTGATGTTACTGCAAGAGTCAAAGTATGGGATGCAAGTTCTAACACTCTAGACATCAACATGTTGAGTGCGATGGAATTCCCAGTCGGTGGTAAAATTGTTGGACAAGAATCTGGTGCAACATACATCATCAAGTCTGTCAGTTATGACACACCAACAGACTTCCCGAATGATGACCTGTATCAGGCAAATCAGTACAATGATAATGCAGAGTTTGAGAGTGAGGCTGATAACTTATTAGACTTCTCAGAGAGGAACCCGTTCGGTACTTTCTAAATAGTTAGAAAATACTTGAAATGTTAGGCACTTACTTCTATCATGAGATATTAAGAAAGACAGTTATCGGTTTCGGTACTCTCTTTAATGATATCAATATTCGACACCGCGATGCGAGTGGGACAAGTTTTAGTAACTTGAAAGTTCCACTTGCGTATGGTCCTATTCAGAAGTTTCTGGCAAGAATTCAACAACAACCAGATCTGAATAGAGAAATTGCACTGACATTACCTCGACTCTCTTTTGAGATGACAGGTCTTCAATATGATCCATCTAGAAAGACTGGTGTCACACAAACATTCCTAGCAACTCAGAATGGGAATGCAAAGAAGGTTTATATGCCTGTCCCATACAATGTGACTTTTGAATTGAACATCATCTCTAAACTGAATGATGATTCTCTTCAAATCATTGAACAGATTCTGCCATATTTCCAACCATCTCTCAACATCACAATCAATCTCATCAGTGCGATCGGTGAGAAGAAAGACGTGCCAGTTGTGATGGAGAGCATCACACAGAATGATCAGTATGAGGGTGGTTTTGATAGTCGTCGATTGATTATTCACACACTCAGATTTACTGCAAAAACATACTTGTTTGGGCCTGTTGCAGAGAGCACTGATGGTCTTATCAAGAGAGTGGATGTGGACTACTACACCAATACAAATATCAAAACTGCGAAGAGAGTACAAAGATATACCGCAACACCAAAAGCACTACAAGATTACAACGATGACAATGCAACCGTCGTCGATGGTGCAATCTCCACGAAGGTCACAAAAATCAAAGTCAGTGCATCTACAGATCTCACGGTCGGTGGTCGTATCATCATTGGTGGTGAGATTATGTACGTTGAGAAAATCAGTGGACAGAATGTTAATGTCATCAGAGGATATGACAACACTGCAATTGCGGAACATGAACACGGTGCAACCGTCAATGTTCTCAATGCTGCAGATGATGCACTCATTGAGTTCGGTGATGACTTTGGATTTAATGAAACATCCTCCTTCTTCACCGATGGAGGTGCGTGATGAAAAACTTCGATGCAATCAATGATGCTCTTGATGTAGAGGCTTCAATTGTGCCTGTGGAGGAAACTCCCAAACCAGTTCAGAAACCCAAAGAAAAGGATGACATCAACAAAGATTATG